GCACGTTCTTCTTTCCTCGCCAACTCTATATAGTGTTGGGCAAGATTCCTAACTCTATCTCTAAATGCTTCTGCTTGCAAGCGGATAGGCTCGGGAGCTTCATTTGAAATATAAATTAGCTTAGTAGCAAGCATATCTGCTATTTGGTCATTAGATAAACCACCTTTATCTGATGTCACGACATTAACCGCACCAATACTTCCTGCCCCTAAATCAAACATTATCATGTCTCCCAAATATTATAGGCTTATCATCAATTGGCTCTGGTGGTGATATTTCAGATTGTTTAGTAATTAAAAGATTACCATCTTGCACTGTCTGCACTAACGGATCATTTAATCTATGATACCCATATAGCTTTTCATTTTCTGGCACATTAGTATCTAATAGGCTGGATCTATGCGCTACTTCTAATTTAATACCTTTTGTTACTGCTATCGCACACCAAAACTCTACACAGGCTCTGCCCGACTCTGCCATACTCACATTTTTGTAAGTATAATCAATGCCATATAAGCTGATTTTATTTACCTTTTTCCATATCGCATAAGCTACAGCATATGCAACAGTATTATTAAAATAACAATATCCTAAGTCTAGTGTCACTTCTTTCAAAGGGAATAATTCTAGATGTTTAACTCTTTTATCTAATTGGCACGTTACTATAGGTTTTTTATTGGTTTTAAGGAATTGACGAGCTACCCCTGTTTGTGTCCCTGCATTATCTGTGTCTAAAAATCTAGAAACAGGATCCATCATAAATGTTTTGTCAACATGAATAATAGCTCCAATACAGTTTATTCCCCAAACCTCGTCAAACTCTTGCGATGCTACTCTTGCAGCAATGTAGTCTGCGTAGCTCCCACCGAGACCTACGATAGCTATATTCATGTTCTTGCCTGACTTGGTAGCCCTTTTCTGTAAGCATCTGTGTTTTCGCGAGCTTCAGCTAAATCTTTAATACGACCTAATGACTCACCAAATCTACCATTATAAAGTTGTAGTAGATCAGGTTCACCTTTCATATATGTGTACGCCTCTACTAGACACGCATATAATAGCGCATTAGTAGCATTCTCACTAAGCCATGTAAGAGTGGTATCCGCACTTGTGGAAGCAACTATACCAGTCGCACCGCTGACGCTACCTGTAACAGTCTCGCTTACTGTAAAAGTTCCTGTCGGTATACCAATCGTAAATTCAGTGGCAGAAACTAAAGTGGATATACTACTTGATTGTCCGCTAGTAGCCCCTGTGATTACATCTCCTAATGCAAATGTGCCAACTACATTGTTGACTGTTATGTTGAATTTGCTTGCAGATAAACTATCTGGACGATGGTAGTAGGCTATCTCAACAACATAGGAATCATTTGGTGTAGGAGCTATTAAAAAATTACTAACATCAAAATGTGCGTAATATTTAGGGACTCCTGTAACAGTGGAATCAGGATAAGATTCTACTAAATAGTTCATATCTTTTTGTAATAAAAAAGATTTAGATCCTGAGCTTGTTATAGATAAACTAAAAGATGCTAAGTAATCTGTGGGTGTTGCTAAAAAACGATTACCTGATGTCATCGCACCGCTTGCATTTTTACGGAAAAACTCTAAGTCTACCGTGGAGAAGATTCTTTGCTCGGCGTTTTTGATAAAACGATCTAAATTAGATACAAAACTGGTTTCATTATTATCTGTGTAATTTTGTATCGCATCTTTTAATTGGGTGTATGTATAACTCATGATACGCTCACTGTAACAGTGCCAACACTCGCTGTCACCTCAAAAGAAGTTAACTCTGCGCCGAGTATACCTAATCCTACATTAGTATAAACTATAAATTTATTATTATCCTCTTTAATATCTGGTCTTGGCTGAAACAATGCTTCTGCATCAGCCCCTGTTTGTGTCGGTTCTAACTGTCTGGCTTTAGGTTCATAACATTCAGGGCAAACTTTAAAATTGTTCCACTCTTCCTTTAGCTCTAGATATTTATATCTAAAACCGCATCTATCACAAATGGCATTAGAGTATTTTCCTAAAGCATACGCCATTAACCAAATCCATAATAATCTCTACGCGGAACTAGGCTTAAATTAGCACGATCAACATCTTCATATGCCGCTCTTGCAAATTCTTCCTCATACATAGATTTTAATGTTGGCACACGTTCTGGTGCTTTTTTCATAGCAATGTAATATGCTAATCCAGCGGCAAGGCACGGATAAAACCTAAATGGGACATCTAAAGTATTTATAGAAGAATCTGCATCTTCTATACGAGTAAGACGGTCAAATACTAAAGTGTAAGTTTGATCTGGTGTAGGCCAAAATCTTATTTGCGGTACTATTTGCCTATCAACATACCATTGCGAAGGTTGAGCTTCTGTATTCTTACTCGGTATATTAATAAACACATCTCTGCTAATTCTTGTTATTTGTGTATCAGATTGTGTTGTGCCTGTGCCTGTCCTAATAACTGCACTCAATACATCCACTGTATCAGTTGGCAAATTATAAATAGCAGTGCTAGCTGATAAAGTAAGAGTGCTTTGCTCTATCGTCCACCTGTTTAAGCCCCTGTTTGCCCAATCAGCAAACATAAGGTTTAAAGATCTACGAGCAGTACGCACATCATAACCAGTGCGGACTTCTAGGCCACAGCGTTCAAATGCTTCCTCGATGTAATCATTTACATCAAGTTCAAAATCTGTTGACCCAGAAGTTGCCATTAGCTATACGGACCTGCGATGCGCTTTGGATTAGTTTTCTTACGTGAACTGCCTTTAGCCATCCCACCCATGGACATCTTCATAGGCTTTTTGACCATACCACCTTTAGCCATTTTCTTCATGTCTTTTTTGACCATACCGCCTTTAGCCATTTTGGTCTTTTTTACCATACCGCCTTTAGCCATTTTGGTCTTTTTTACCATGCCGCCTTTTGCCATCTTTTTCTTTTTTACCATGCCGCCTTTTGCGTACATTTTTTTCTTCATCTTTGCCATCTTCTTCATCCTCTTCCGCATAAAGGTTATCAAAGATCCGATTGACATCCATTGTATAGTCTAAATCAGATTTTGAATAGTGAATGTGTTGTGACGGTTTGAACTTAGGAGCACCCTCGCCAGTAACATACCAAGCTGGGTGTGTAACCCTCACACGATTATTTGGCAAAGCCACGATATTACCAGTCCATTTACCCGCATCCAATAACTCTAACACATGGCTTTGTTTGTGTTGAGCTGGGTCATCGGCTACTTCTGTATCAGTATAATCTACTGTAAAGAAATATTTGGCGGGATAAAATTCACCGTCTATTTTTGCAATCCAAGGGCATGGCTGTGCTCTTCGCAAACTGTAAACAGAATGTGTATGAGACATACAATCCCAAGGTTGTGCTTGGTATACATCCATTGGCTCAGGCCAACCTTCAAAAGCTGTATCACCCACTAAAGCTGTTATTGGCATCCTTGCCCACATAGCACCACCATGAATGTTTTCTTCACCAGTTATTTCGCTTTCACAACCTGTAAACAAAACTTGGAAACTCAAGCATCTGTTTGGCATAGTCGTAACGGCTATTACCATTGCATGAAGGAACTCTCCATGGAAGTCTTCGTGATTGCAAGTATACTCCCTCCTTACCCAACATTTGAAGTATGGGACATTACTTGTTAAAAAACTCATTTTTTCTTTTTAGCCTCCTTTTTGGGCTTTTTACCTTTGCCAAAAATATGTGCGTCTACCTTGGCTGCTTTGCCACCAGTCAAGACACTATTTACCCTAGCCATTGCCCACTGACTAGGTGTTGTTCCAGGGCGATGTCCCGTTCTGTAAGCAGCTAAACCTTTATTGTAGACTCTTCCAAGTTGTCCAGCCGTAACCTTTTTACCTTTTTTACGAGCCGCCTCAGCTTTTTTTGCGAGTGACTTTTTTGTTGCTGCGCTGAGTGCCATTTTTTCCCCTTTCCTTACGGATGCTTTCTTTGCCTTGCCTAAATATCTGAGCTACTTTTTGTTTGCCCATAACTTTTGCTCTTTGCTCACCAACTGTTAGTATCTGTATTTTTCTAGCAAAAGGCTTATTGACTTTTTTAACCTTCGCTACAGTTGCCCTTGCATCAGCTGGTGTAGAAAATTTAATACCCACAGTATCTTTTGGGTTCTCATCCGTATATAATCTGCGTCCAGAACCTTTAGGTTTTTTTCCTGTTCCTACCTTTGGATCTTTTTGCTTTGTCATTCTTTTTTGCCTTACTAGGCATTAAACCTTTATTTACAGCTCTAGCTCTTTCGCTAAACCCTAACTTTTTTCCTGACCGAAGTTTTCTTCTTATTGTTTGCAATTTTGCTACCATTTTTTCCAGCCTTATTTTTAGCAGCAGTAATGATGTCCGCACGAGTAATCTTGTTTCGTGGCGGTGCAAAAGCCGCCAATTTTTTTTGCTTTGCAGATAATTTTTTTGCCATAACTATTTCTTTTTACCTCCAAACATTTTGCGGAATTTTTTGGTATGCACGGATTCTTTTGTTTTCCTTCTAGTTCCTGACTTATCAGTATCACTTGGGAAAACATAAGCTGAGGGATCCTTTGCTGATTTACGAGCATTACGCTGTATTTCTTTACGACGTTTTGATTTATCTTCTGAACTTAAACCAGCTAAATACTTCGCTGGTATTTTACGTTTTTTCTTTTTCTTACGGCTCGCAGGGGCTTTCTTAATCTGTTTAGCCATATTGCCACGAGTAATTGCCATAACTTTACCAAGCCTTACATGACCAATATCGAGCACTAAACTTATCTTTTGCGCTATCACAATTATGACGTGCTCTAAAAGATTTACGTCTATCTGGCTGGTCTTTTTTAATACTCATATTAGGATCACCAAAACGTACTAACTTTATTTGATCGCCTTTTTTAGCTAACACCGCAGATTTTTTCTTCGCTCCTGGAGTGCGTTTAGGTTTATTATATCCAGGAAACGTCTCCCCCCGATAAGTCAACTTACCGGAGGGTGTGCGTTTAACATCCTTAGTAGAAGCCATTATGCGTATTCCTTACGGACTTGCAGTATAATAGTGTAACTATCCGCAGAGCTGTGACCAACAGTGGTAAACATAATATCACCTGTTTTACCACCGCCACTATTATTAGCTATCCCGCCAAAGGAACTATAATCATGGTATCCGCTTTGGTTTTCGCCTAATTCAATAGCGATAACATCTGATGAAGCATCGAAAAGTATTTGTACTTTCATACCATTGCACTGCCACCAGATTTTTTCTATTGAGCATCCCGTACACGTTTGTTTATTACCACTAGAAGATAATGCACTTACGTCCACTTTTTTCACTGCACTTTCGCCAGTGCCGTCAGAGATGTTAGTAAACTTTAATACTGCGGTGCGCTCGCCATCTATCAAAGTTTGTGAAGTGACTGCATCTGCCATAGTACCCTCCTCTTAGAATACTGAGTACTCAAGCTCCACAGTAAATCTACCAGCAGTTACATCAGCATTAACAGTGGTCGTTGCAGCAGCATAAAGATGTGTGCTAGCAATGGCGGCTGTAATATTTGGTACAAAAATATGATAGTTGCCAGCGGTATCATTAAAGTTAATATCAATCTCAGTGATTGATTGTGTTGCACTTAACTGTTCATTAAATGATGTTACACCAGCTCCTACAATTTCTGTGCCAGATGATACGGCTGCATTTGTTGCTGTACCACTGGTAGCACTCAATTGAAGATTACCAGCTAAAGTTTGCCCTGCCGCTGTAGTTATGCCAATCAAAGCTCTGTGTATAAAAAACTTGGTGGGCGTAACAAGACCATCAGGCGCATCTGTATTTAATGTGCCTAATTCTACTAAAACATCACCATCTGCATACGCGGTACTAGCAGCGTCTGTTGCCGCTAAAGAACCTGCAAATGATTGAATTTTTCGTGTACCCATAGATACAAGCTGCCCCGTAGCATTTACAGAAAAACCTGTTTGAGTAATAGCACCTGTTGTGCTGCTTTCGTTGATTACATTAAACCCGCCCTTGGAACGGACTGGTCCTGAAAAGGTAGTGGTAGCCATATCAATCTCCTGTCTTGGCTAATGTCAACCCCCTTTGGGTTGTCAGGATTGAAAAACTATAAACAAAAAAAGGGCGGCTCGCAAGCCGCCCTTTTATGAATTTGTTAGGCTCCTGGAGAACCAAATACACAACGTGGGTCAGATACTCCAAAGCTATAACGCTCACGAGCCTTATACCGCACGTTACCTGTATCAAAATCGCCTTCCATAGCAGTTTGCATCGGGGTACGAACAAAGTGCTTAAAGCCATTTGGTGCATCAGTTTTAATGAAGAATGCATCCGTATCTGTAAGGAAGTGGTTTACCACATAACCTTCAGGCAACATGCCCATATTACGGACTGCATTTACATCATTATCTGCTGTTCCAGGACGCAAATTAGTTGCCATCAACCGCTCTGCCACAAACTGCAATGCTGGTGGGATAATCATTTTCATACCACGGAGCGCAATTTTTAAGCCTCGCTCGTCAATGAAAGCTGAAATATCAATTAGCGATTGCTCAAGTGACGTTTCATTCAAATCAGCCGCAGTTGTCAACTCATTACGAAAGTTGCCACCAGCGGTTGTTGGGTGATCGGTTGCACACAGTTCTTTACCATCACCAAACGTAAAGCTGCTATCAAAAGCATTATTCAGCGTAGCTGCTGCTTTGACTTGCTTTGTATTAGCCATGGAACGAGCCAACGCACGAGTATAACGAGCACTGAGTTTATCGTAGAGGTTATCCTCAACAGCTTCCTCAGTAATCGAAAATGCAAGTGCGATTGTTTCATGTGTGTAACGGGCAGTAAATGACTCATTAGCCATATCAAATGATACCGCAGCACCTTCTTGTTTGATGGGTGCAGCACCAAAGCCAGCGAGCATTACCTCTTCTTCGAACGCACGATCTGAATTTTCTGATTCATAAATTTCAG